GGTAAATATGGTAGAATTCTTGGGGAGTTGTTTAAACAAGGAGAAGAAAAGTCTATCAATACTATTATGGTAGAAAAAGGATATGCAGTTGCATATTATGGACAGAGTAAGAAAGATATTGAAGAAGAACAGTTACAAAATAGACAACGTTTAATAAATGAAGGTTTAATTGAATTATAATAAAGGGGGAAATTATGTTAATAACAATAGGATTAATAATAAGTGCAATAGTTTTTATTGCGTCAGCAATAGCAGCTATTACACCTACACCAAAAGATGATAAATGGATAGGAAAACTATACAAGATCATTGATGTGTGTGCTTTAAATATTGGTAAAGCAAAAGATAAATCAGGAAAAAAATAATGCCAAGAGTAGGAAAGAAACATTTTCCTTATACAGAAGAAGGAAAGAAAGCTGCAAAGAAAGAATCTAAAAAAACTGGTAAGAGAATGAAAACTTCCTATGCAACGGGTGGTAAAGTGGAGATGTATCAGGATCAACTAAGGCGTAAGTATCATGGTAAATAACTATGGCAATAGCTACCACAAACAACTTCAATCTAGATATAGCTGAAGCTGCGGAAGAAGCATTTGAACTAGCTGGTTTAGAAATGCGTACTGGCTATGATCTACGTACAGCTAGACGTAGTATTAATTTAATGATGCTTGAATGGGCGAATAGAGGTTTAAATCTATGGCAAGTTGAACAAGGAAGTACAACACTTACATCTGGTACGGCTACTTATTCTTTAGATGCAGATACTATTGATTTGCTAGAACATCATTTAAGAACCGATGATGGTAATAGTGATTCACAAACTGATACTGAATTAACCCGTGTATCTTTTGCACAATACGCAGGTATACCTAATAAGTTAGATACAGGTAGACCAAATGAAATTTTAATAAATAGAGATACGAGTACAGTGTCTTTTACACTTTATCCTATACCAGATAGTACGCAATCATATAAAGTTAATTGGTATAGGTTAAGGCAAATATATGATGCAGGAACTCCTGCTTCTAATAACTTAGATATACCTAAGTTATTTTTACCATGTCTTGTTTCAGGCTTGGCTTATTATGTTGCACAAAAGAATCCAGAAGCATTCCAGAGAGTACCATTTTTAAAATCACAATATGAAGAACAGTGGAAATTAGCAGCAGATGAGAATAGAGTAAAGGCTGCGGTAAGATTTGTGCCGGGAGGGTATAACTAATATGCCTTACGCTAAAGGTAAGTATGCATTAGGAGTCTGTGATAGAACAGGCTTTGTTTATAAATTAAAAGATTTAAGAAATCAAATTGTAGATCAAAGAAGAACTGGACTTATGGTTGGTAAGGATGTATTAGATAAAGATCAACCTCAATACCAAATAGGAAGGTTAAATGTAGATGATCCACAGGGTTTAAGAAATGCTAGACCGCAGAAAGATTTAGAACAAACTAGAGGTACATATGCATGGGACCCTATAGGTGGCTGGAATTCTGCTTATGGTGCATCTAACTTAAATAACATGGTTTTACATGGTCATGTTGGAAAACTAAAAATTACAACAGACTAATGGCATTTACATTTACAACATTAAAATCAGCCATTCAAGACTATACAGAGAATACAGAGACCACATTTGTTAATGATCTGTCTACTATAATACAGCAAGCAGAAGATCGGATAATAAAGACAGTACAGCTACCTGATTTCAGAAAAAATCAAACAGGAAGCTTGACTAGCGGAAATTCATATTTAGCTACGCCCACTGACTTTCTTTTTCCATATTCTCTTGCAGTCTTAGACTCTGATAGTAACTATGTTTATTTATTAAATAAAGATGTTAACTTTATTAGAGAAGCCTATCCGTCTAGTTCAACGACAGGGTTACCTGAATATTATGGGCAATTTGATGATGACTACTTTATAGTAGGACCAGCACCAGATGCAAATTATACAGTTGAGTTACATTTCTTTTATGTTCCGCAATCAATAACTGAATCATCAGATGGTACAAGTTGGCTTGGAACTAATGCACCAGAAGTATTACTATATGGTTCATTATCAGAAGCATATACATTTATGAAAGGAGAACCTGACTTAATAAATCTTTATGAAAAAAGATTTAATGAAGGATTAAGTAAACTACAATTACAAAGTGATGGAAGAAATAGAAAAGATGCGTATCGTAGTGGGCAATTACGAATACAGGAATAATTATGTTAAAAAAACCTATTAAAGAATTAAAAGGTAAGCATATAGCTATCGTTGCTATGGGCAATAGCCAATTAGATTTTCATTTATCGTTGGTACACAGCGAAAAATATGATGAAGTTTGGGTAATAAATGCCATGATTGGTGTTGTTAAAGATGCACACAGAGCCTTTATTATGGACCCTATAAGTAGATTTTTAGATACAGATGATGCAGCTGATATGACTGAAATGATGCGAGAATGGTTGCCTGAAATTGAATATCCTATTTACTCTTGTGAGTTAGATAATAGGATTCCAGCAGTAGAAGAATATCCAATAGAACCTTTAATAAGAGATACTTCTTGTGCTTATATTAATAATACTGTTGCTTATGCAATAGCTTTTGCTTACTGGAATAAAGTAGGTACAGTATCTATGTTTGGTTCTGATTTTACTTATAAACATAATGCATATTTTGCAGAAATGGGTAGAGCATGTTGTGAATTTTGGTTAGCTAAATGTATGGAACAAGATATAGAAGTATCTATAGCAGTTCGTTCTAATTTATTAGATGCTAATGTAGATTTAAAAGATAAATTATATGGTTATCATAGATTAGCTGATCCCACAGTTTCATATGTTAAGGATGGTAAAATGACTGTTTGTAAATATTCAGAAGTGGTAAAACAAAATGTTGTACCATTTGGTATAGTTGGTAGAAATGATTTACCTGATGAAACATGGATTGAAAGAGGAAATGTACCAACCCTTCCTCAAGATAAGAAACTAATAGAAGGTGGCGGACCACCTGAACCGAAGGTTCCATAATGCAGACTGAAATTATTTCATCTGAGATAGGCAATCTAGGAGTTAAGACTACAGATTATAGAGGTCATACTGTGGAGGAGATCGCTGATAGGGCTGTAGATCATATAGTTTCTGTAAGTGATGATGCACCAGAACCTATAAAAGCACAGGCTCATGCTTTTAAGGGAAGGTGTCGAAAGGTTATTGAATATTATATGCAAGAGGCAATTAAAAACCACATGTGTACGATAGGCAATAAATTAGAACAGCAAGGTCATAAAGACCTAGCAAATATTATAAGGAGACTATAATGGCAATAACTCAAGCAATGTGTACGTCTTTCAAAAGTCAACTGATGACGGCTACACATAATTTCGCAACTAATGGAAATACGTTTAAACTGGCACTATATACCAGTTCAGCTACTATGAGTGCTTCTACTACAGCTTATAGCACTAGCCAAGAAGCAACAGGTACTAATTACACAGCAAAAGGGGGGACTTTAACTAAAGTAGCACCTACAACATCTGGAACAACAGCGTTCACGGACTTTGCTGATTTAACTTTTGGTACTTGTACGATTACGGCTAGAGGGTGCATGATTTTCAATGACACAGCTTCAGGTGATCCTGCGGTGGCAGTCTTTGATTTTGGAGGTGACAAAACCTCTACGGCTGGAAGTTTTACGATTTCCTTCCCTACTGCGGATGCAAGTAACGCTGTAATTAGAATCGCATAAAATTAGCCTATGGCTAATATAACTGGCTGGGGTCGAAGTACATGGGGTTCTAGTACATGGGGTAACCCTGTACCTGTTGAACTTACAGGACTAGCTGGAACAGGAGCAGTTGGAACTCTTACTGCAACGGGTATTGCTAATGTCAGTGTTACTGGATTAGCTGGAACCGGTGCGGTTGGAACACTTACAGCAACGGGTGTTGCCAATATAAGCGTTACAGGACTTGCAGGAACTACTGCATTAGGTAATGAAAGTGTAAGCGGTGATGCTAATGTAGCTGAAACAGGATTAGCAGGTACAGGTGCAGTAGGTACAGTTGTTGCAAACGGAGTTGCTTTAACGAGTGTTAGTGGAACAGCTTCTACTATATCGCAGGGCGATGAAACAGTTACGGCAGACGCTAATGTTTATCCTACGGGATTAGCTGGGACATCAGCGTTAGGTAGCCTAACGATATATACCACTAATATTATTTCGATAACGGGAGAAGTAGGAACCAGTGCATTAGGTACAATAACTGCTTCTACACATGTAACTATTGCTGTTACTGGACTTTATGGTACTGGTGAAATAACATCTGTTATTGTTTGGGGTAATGTAGTGCCGGGACAAACTACTACTTGGTCAGATATAACTGGACAATCAACATCTTGGAGTGATGCTGGTTCTTCACAAACACCAAATTGGAAAGACATAGCAGCGTAAATGGTTTATTATTAAAAAAATAGAGAGGATGTTTAAACATGGCAACTTATGTAAATAATCTTAGATTAAAAGAAATTGCGACTGGTGATGAGTCAGGAACGTGGGGTACATCCACCAACACGAACTTAGAACTTATTGGAGAAGCGTTTGGTAGTGGCTCAGAAACGATAACAGGCACTACGCAC